AATGTAGCAGATAGATCAGTAATGACCGTATTAATACTTGTAATAGCTGCTGTTCTATTATTGATACTTGTAGCAAATGTAGCAGATAGATCAGTAATAACAGTGTTAATGCTAGTAATAGCTGCTGTTCTATTATCAATACTTGTTGCCATTGTAGAAGATAAATTAGCAACTACAGTATTAATACTAGTTACAGCATCTAGATTTGTTTTTGTTAAAGCTGATACTGCTGCTATAACTGTATTAGCACTTGTTATTGCTGCAGCATTAACAGAAGTTAAAGCTGAAACTGCAGCAATATTTGTATTACTATTTCCAATACTAGTAGCTAGAGCAGCAGATACAGTAGCAAGTTCTGCACTTGTAGCATAGTTACCACCATCGCCTATAATAGAATTAATACTTGTTATAGAATCTAGGTTAGTTTTTGTAAGTGCCGAGACTGCTGCAACCTCAGTAACATTCGCAGCAGATACACCTGCGATTAAAAGTTCGTCAGAATCAATATTAGTTGCACTCAAGATTCCAAAGACTGCAGAGCCTGTAGCAACAAAAGCAGTACTAACAGAAACTGTGCCAAAGTTTTGATCAGCAGATACAGCTATAACACCACTAACAGGTATAGAACTAGATACAGCCCCACCTACCGTCATCTTAATACCTGTACCAGCATCAACCTGTTTTACAGTACCACCTTCAGCAGAAGGAACATTTATAAGTCCTGAACCATCACCTACAAAAAACCCGGCACTTACAGTACCATTAAATACACCAGAAGATGCAGATACTCTAGCAATATGAATTGTTGTGTCAGCTAAACTTACTGCAATAGTTGGATTACCTGCAGTTCCATCTGCATTACCTATTGTTATTCCTGTACCAGCAGTAAGCGTTCTACCTAATGCACTACCGCTATTCATTGCTACCAGACCAGTAATACCTGTAAGATCAGTAATAGCATTTAATGCAGATGCATCAGCAGTAAGCGCAACACCATTTAATTGAAGTGTACCATCAATATTAAGAGTACTATTAGTAAGCTGTAAAGGAGAATTATTACCATTACCATCTTGTACGGCTTGAAGAGTAGTAGTTATTCCTGTATTATCAGAACCTATTTGCAATAGTTGTTTATAACTATTAGCTATCTGTTTACCTGTAAGTGTTGCCATTATACCATATTCCAATCTTCATCTGTAGCTTCCCAATTAGATGTTGCAGATTCCCACAAAAGATTTCTATCATTATTAAGAGGTGGTCTAGGATTTCTAATTGACTCGTCATCCTTTACATTAGGTGCCTTATTTTGAGGATGATTTTTTAAATCAAACGCACCTTCAAAATCTGTTGGGCAAACCATCAAGCCATAGCTATTCATTTTTAAAATTCTATGTGGATATCTAAACCCACATATATCACATAAACCTACAGCCTTTCTATCCGTTGCCATTATATTGATCTTATCTTAGGTAAGAAAAAGATACTAGCACGTTCGGAATCTTCTGTCAAGGCTCTTCCTAATAATTCTTCATAGTTTTGTTTAAGAAATGTAATTTTACCAGCATCTACACCGGGACGTTTAATGGACATATAAAAAGCTAGACCAGCAGATAAACAAGGTAAGAACCTTTTAGGAACATCTGCATTCTGTCCAGCCGATCTATTAATATCTTGTAACTCACTAATCTTTTCAACTTTTAAAACATCTGTTGAGTTTTCTGGAATAGGCCAGATAAAGAGTGTAGGGTTATCTCTATTTCTTTTAATTGAATATTGAGTAGCTCTACCTGTCTGTCCCTTTTGAGGTACTTGCAAATACTCTTCAAAAGATATTCTAGTTAAAGGTAAATCTGTATTATCTCTGTTAATAATAACTTGTAAAGCATCTATAGTAGAATCACTTAGTTCATAAGAAGACACACTAGCAGTAACTGTGATAGCAGAAGATTCAGTTGACCATAATAGAATACCTCTATTCTGCCAATCCTTTAACATTAAATTTAGTGATCTTCTTGCAGAAGAAGGCTCATGACCAAGTGTTTGCTCACCACCAATCATTTCTGTGGCTTCCTGAATTACATCGTCAATATCTAATGTAAAATTAAATGTACCAGTAGTAGCCATTTATTTTTTCCTTTTAACTTTTTTCTTAGTCTTCTTCTTTTGTGGAGGCTTTGTAATCTGCTGACTTATATTTGATCTAGTAATAGCCATACTAACACTTCCATCTTTTTCTAGCTTGGCGTAATCTAGAATTAGGATTCTTAGCTGCCTTGGGAAACTTCTTCATTTGTCCCGCTGATCTAGCACAGTAACTCTTACGTCTAGCTGCTCTCTTTCCAGTAGGTTTAGATTCAGTTACAGCAGTCTTTAGTTTACTGCCGGGATTCTCTCTACGATATTTAGCTACTCCTTTAGCAGTCATACCTGCACCAGACTTAGTAGGACGTTTCTGCCCTCCACCAATGGTATGCCCCTTCATACCTTTACCAGTAGATTTTCTTTTAGTAGCCACTGCTCCACCTTTCTTTCGATAAACTTTAGTTTTCTCAGCAATCTTTGTAGGTTGTTTAGAAAACTGTTTACCCTTTTGAGTGTCTTCTTTTTTCTTACGAGTTGTTGCCGCATACTCAGACGAGGAAAGAGATGCTCTTGCTTTCTTGGGAAGATACCTTTCTCCTGTCGCCTTCGGACCTTGTGTAGAGGGTTTGCCCGACTTTGTTCCCCAATCTTGGTTCGTCCAATTCTTCAGGCTTTTCTGTGACTTTGTAAGCGCCATTAGCTTTTGTAACCCCCGCCCTTCTTCTTGTATTCCTGTGCCAACATTTGTGCTTTTCTAGCTGACCACTGGCCGGGTTTACCTCCCTTACTACCTGACTTAATTTTGTTAAATAGGTTTTTACGCATAGTTGGTTTTGTATAATTACCTGCCTGATTGACTGTTGACTTCTTAACAGTTCCACCTTTTTTCTTTCCTCTCACAGCTTTAAGATCAGCAGAAGTAATTTTTTTCCTTGGACTTGCTACTGCTGCTAATCTTTTTTGTTTAGGGCTGTACTTAGAAAAAGGCATTATTTCTTACCAGTTGCCATTGAATATCTTTGACGAACAGGACCACCAGCTTTTCTGCTAGTCATCTTAGATGCCATTCCAACTCTTTGACGAACAGGACCACCAGCTTTTCTGTTAGTCATCTTAGATGCCATTCCAACTCTTTGACGAACAGGCCCACCCATATTCTTTTTCATAATTTTACCCCCATACTTGCGCTCTTCTGGTCTACTTTTAAATTCTTTTGGACCGCCACTTTTTCTGCCTTCTTTATTTTTCTGTCTAACAAATTCTTTAGCACCAAGTTCTTTTCGAGCTTCAATTTCTCTAGCTTGTTTAGACATTCCTCTAGCTTTTAAATTGTTAATAGCTTGTCTTTCTTGTTGTGGTGTAGGTTTAAAACCTTTTCTCATTTCACCTGTTTGATAAAAATGAGTTAAATCTTCTTCAGCTTTTTTAGTTGCAGATACTTTCTTTTGAGCAGCAGATTTAGCAAGTTTAGATTTTGTATTTTTTCCTGCTTGCCTATCAGCAGCTTTTTTATCAGCTTTTCTTATATTAGCAAGTTGAGTTTTTTCTTTAGTTGTAAGTTTATTTTGTCTTTCTAATTTTTCTAATTGAACTTTTGCTTTAGCTCTTTTTCTTCCGCCACCAACTGCAGATTGATCAGTTAAAAAATTTGCACCACTTTTTGATCCTTGAGCTACCTTCTCCCCTCTTGTACCTACATCCCTTGCTGCATCTACAGAACCTTTTCCTACAGGGTCTCTTCTCGTACCTTCAGTTTCTGTAAATTTCTTTTTTGGAATTGGAACTTCTTTATCTTCACCATCGCCAAATCTTTGATATCTTTGATTTTTTGATTTAGCATCTCTCATAGGTTTTTGAACAGCCGAGCCACCTTTTGTATACTTTCTAGTTTTCTTTGATGTACGACCCTCGTAAGGTTTACGTTTTTTAGCTTTTTTAACTACACCTTTAATTAATGATCCAACAGCCTTTGAAGACATAATACTAACCCCTTACTTTTCCGTAGCCACCTAGAGCTTTACCAACTCCAATAGGACCACCTTTTTTCTTGTATTTAATTTGGCCTCCACCTCTTCGTATTTCAAAGCCACCAAGTTCCATAATTTCATCTTCATCAATCTTTCCAGTAAGACCCATTTCTCTAGCAGTTTGAGAAGCTGGAGGTGCATATTCACCAATATCTCTTACTTGTTCTTTACGTCCTGCTCTTGGACCAGCTACAAGACCTTGAGCAATTCTTCTTCGTCTTTGAGCAGCAGACATTTTAGGTGGTTGAACTTTTGAAATAGCAGGAGAATTAACACCTTCAGCTACCATAAATTTTTCATCAAGATAATCAGGACCAACCTTTCTTCTTCTAGGACCACCGCTTGCTTCCATATTATCAGCTTTTTGCTGACGCTCTAATTTTCTAATTTCAGAACCTCTTTTACCTTTTGGTATTTCAGTATCTTTTCTTTTAGCAGTTCCTGCTTTTTGTTTTGTTTTTGGTCCCGGCTTTCCAGCTTCCTCCCATTTTTTTACAGAAGTAAAACCAGCAGCTTTTGCTTTAGCTTTTATTTCAGGAGAAATAGCCTTACGACCTTTACCTTTTCTACCTCTTTTTTTAGCTTTCTTAACTACACTTTTAACTAATGATCCAGCAATTTTTGAAGACATAATATTATTCCTTATACCGTATAATCGTATTCTTTGTTATCAACAACAACAGTATCAAAGCGAATAGAGTCGCCAGTAGCTGCTGGGCCTTTTCTAGCAGCACCATAACCCTGTCCGGTAGGACGCCCTGTACAAGCTTCTCTGTCTTCTTTATATTTCTTAAAACCTTTTGCGTCGTAAGAATAGCCTTTATTATTAATAAGTGGCATAATACCCTCCTAACTACTTCCTTGAATGATTGTGTTTGCACTACCTGCTGGACTTGTATTAAGTTCCATATTGTCTTGCCTGTTTCTTCTAGCCTGATTACGAAGAGAATCAATAGAACCTTTAAGTTCAGCTTGCCATGCAGCTACTGTGTTAAAACTTTTATTGAATAAAGATGCTTCAATCATTGATGCATAGAAGAGGGCATTGTAACAAAAGTCTGAAAAATAATTGTTTGGTGCAGCAGATGTAAGAGTAGTGGGTCTTGCCACATAAACAACTTCTGTATCATATGCAGAGGCAGGAGTAGGCACAATATAAATTTGTGTATTACTCCGCATTGCATAGTATTTAGGTTCTCCAACTGATGAAGACACAAAAGGCCAATAGTCATATGCATACTCTTGGCTTCTTTGTAATAGATTAATTTTTGAACCTGAAACTTTAATATTAATATTTCTTATAATTCTTGTATCGGATGCAATAGAAACAAGTGGGTTGTTTGCTTGCGTAGTAATAGATGTTATTTGGTTTAATGCAACATCATCTAACTCTTTTATAAGACGATACTCTGCTTTATTAATAAGCACAGGAATCTGATCACTAAATTCCTGTGAATCATTTTCAGCGGTTCGTTGAATATCTAATACAAGATCACTATAAGAAGGCATTTAATTATCCATAATAAATGTAAAACTTGCCACCATTACTAGCACCAGCTAATGAAACATTACCAGTACACTTAATACCAATCTCACCAATATAAACATTGTCTACTGTATTAGCAGCTAAAGCCGCATGTTTTATTTTAGCACCAAGACTATCACCAACCACCATTTCTGATGCTGCAGTAACTGCAAAGCTATAGACTTGTATTCTAGTATCAGATATAGTTGTACTTGTAATAGCATCTACAAAAAGACCATTGCCTCCTGCACCACCTGCAACTTGAGCCATTCTAATATTCGACATTTAAATCTCCTAAATAATTAGGAGAGAGAATTTCTTCTCCCTCCTAACCATATTTATTTTAACCTGCGTTACCGAAGTAACTTCTCCAATCAGACCAACCAAAGCTATAACGCTCTCTAGCTTTGAAGCGAAGATTACCAGTATCGAAGTCTGGCTCCATCTTTGTCTGTAGTGGCGCTCTAGTGAACATCTTAGCACCATTAGGAACATTTGTTCTAACGAACCAAGCATCAGTATCAATAAAGCGACGGTTAATGAAACAACCCTTTGGAAGCATTGACATGCTTTGGATTGAGTTTACATCATTCCAGCCTGAAGCTGCCACAAGTCCTGCACCCATAGCAGTAGTACCAGAGGTGGGGATTAGTGTGGAATTAAGCAATGAGTTTGATGTTGCCCAGTTATCAGGTGCAACATGAAGAGACACTGCTGAACCACCAACAAGAATACCTCGGTCATCCTCGATTTTCTGAATGGTGGTAAGTGCTGCTTCTAGAGAAGCAAACGAAAGGTCTGCTGCAGCTAGAAGATTTGATTGTGTTCCATTGACTGTTGGATGGGTAGCACTAAAAAGTGGCTTACCATCGCCGCCATGATAGGCAGCAACATCAGTGAAACCGTTGTTGAAGATGTCTGCAGCTTTAACCTGCTTAGTATTAGCCATTGCTCTTGCAAGGGCTTTTGCTCTAAGCTTGGCAAAAGTATCATACAAATTATCTTCCATAGCTTCTTCCGTTACCGCAAAGGCAAGAGAAATCGTTTCGTTTACATAACGAGCAACGTAACTTTCACTTGCTTCATCGTAAGTAACTGCAGCGCCTTCACCTTTAACAGGTGCAGTGCCAAAGCCTGTGAACAGAACTTCTTCTTCAAAAGCTCTGTCTGAGTTTTCAACCTCAAATAGAGGCTCATGCTCATTATCAACTTCTCCATATTCTAGTCCAAATACAGCATTTAGACCGGGGAGAAGTTCTTTTGCTATACTAGCTCTATTAATAGCCATAATTCAAACCCCCCTTAAATGCCAGATGGTGCTGATAGAACAGCATCAACATGTTTTACAATACGAACTTCTAGAACAGGAAATGCTCTTTCCGTAGCAACGGTAATATCGTTACCCGGCTCATCAAGAACACCAATAGCTCTTACTGGAAGAATAGTGGTATTTCTTGTTGCAGCTTTAACACCAAAACCAGACTGTCCAGTAAAGGTGCTTCCTGTTCCCAAAGTTAATCCAAAGTTTACTGTATTAATATCGCCAGCAGAACAAGAAGCGTCTGCTTGAATAAAGTAAGTATTGCTTGGACTTGTAGCTACAAAAGCTTTAATATCTGTAGCACTTGTATTGGCGGGCCAATACTTGCTGTATTTAGGTTCCCCGTTTGCAACGTAATGGCATCCCATGAAAACACCGTCTGCATAGTCGGCGTCTGCTGAGACTGGTTCTACATTACCAAGGCTTGTCTTTACAAGATCACCTGTAAAGATATTTCTTGCGTCACCAGATGCGATTGGTAGCTCATCAAAACCTGTAGAGTTAGTACCAGAACCACGTTTGCGAGCAGGAAGGAAACCTCTTAGGTTTTTAGTAGTAGACATAATGTCACTCCTCCATGTTTACGCAGTCCACAATAACTATTCTTGAAAGTTAGGTCTTCGACCTCTAGTTACTGTAGACCTACTGTTATTACTAATAGGCATTCTTGAATCTGAAGAGTTTTCTAGTTGTGAGTTCACAGCATGCATTAACTGTTGACCCTTCTTTTCAAAGTACCTTGTGCGGGCTTCTGCTTTTCCGGTAGGCATTTTAGCTAATGCCAAGTCTCCACGACAGACTGTTCCGATATATCGCCCATTCTCCTGCACGATAGAAGATACTGCCATTTCTGGAACTTCATCAGGAGTAACCCATGTCCATCCTTCTGCCATTCTCTTACCAACATTTTGGTAATCGTCTACACCCTTTAGATTTATACGAATCCAACGTAATGACATTCCTTCATTAGTAAATCTATTGATTACTGGATCAGGAATTTCAAGGGCATTAGGCTCTTCATATGTCCACTCGGTTTCTTCTCTTGTATTTTGTTCTCTAGTACTGGCTGAACGTGCTACGCTCTTTCGTGTGTTCATGTCTTAACTCCCTCGGCCAAATGATACATCTGTGTACTCACCGTCTGAACTATCAACTTTTAATTTTTCAGCGGCATATACTTCAAGTGGTATATTCCATTTATTAGCAAGTCGAACATCTTCTTGTGAAAGTTTGATCTTCTTACCTGTGGAAGTTGCTGGCGACCGGGAAGCTCCAGCAACCACTTGAGCAGCAGGTGTCGTTTGCTGCGGACGATTATCTTTACTAACCTCTTGATTAGTAAACTTATGTGGAAATTCTTCTCGTAATCTACGATCAATCTCTCCATAAAAATCTTCTTCGTCAGGATTGTACCCTTGTTGTTTTAACTCTGCATCAATTGCTAATGCGGAAGCTGTTAGAATACTATCCTTACCAAACCACTCATTCTCCGCTGCCCATTCTTCTGCTCTTGGGTCAGGTCTTGCTTGAGCAGGTTGTTGTGGTTGATCTGCTTGCCTCTTAGCTTCTTCTTCTCTTGCTTTAGTGTATTGTTCTAAAGCAGCTTTTTGTTTACTAAGATTATCTAAATCAAGTTGACTTCTTTGAAGAACTTCTAATGTTTGAAGAACCTTCTCTCCGTCACCAGAATTATAAGCATCTAGATATGCAGACTTTGCAAATGCAACCTTATCATTTAACTGTTGCTCACTCACATCAGTAGTTGTTTTTTGAGTGTCAACGAAACTCTGTTCTTGAGAAGAAAGCCTTTCTTGTAAGTCTTGCTTCTCTTTTAGTAAAGCTTGAATTTCTTCTTCTCGTTCTTTTCTTTGCTTTACTAACTGCCGGATTCTTTTTTGTGCGCCGTTAGTCTCAATACCATCAAGCTCTTTTATTTCTTCTTTCTTAGGAGCTTCAGGAGCTACTTCAGACTTTGCTTCTTGTTCTGCAGGTGGAGCATCCTCTTCAATCTCATACTCTACCTTTTCTTGAAGTGTAACGTCACCCCAACCGTTTTCTTTTTCTTCCATTTAAACTTTTCCTTTCGACTGATTCGACACAGACGTTTTACGAGTAACTATATTATACACTATTTTTTGCGTTTACGCAACCCCTTAATTAGATAAATTAAATGTAGGGTCTAAATCTTTTGGATTTTCTACCTTTAGCATAATTTGATCATCATATAATAGAATAAGTTTTATACCTTTGTAGATCATCTTTACACCAGCATGCTTACCATAGCATACATAATCACCTAGTTTACACCAAGGTCCGGTAGCAAACTTATCCTCATCTTTGTAGGCAAGCTCACCAATAGCAATAACTTTTCCAACTGTAGTTAGATAAGCCATATCATCTACTGTTGAATCAGGTAGTATAATACCACCCTTTGTTTTTGCTTTGATAGATACGGGACGTATTAAAATATTATAACCGGGAATCGTAGGTAGAGGACTAGGATCGGATATCTCTTTTTCATCTCCGCTAATCCACTGATCATTTTTAATTGACTTTTGTAAAGCAGGTTGCTGCATGGTTAATCTCCTTCTTCGTCATGAAATCTTGTTTTTACAATACGAGTTAAATCATTTCTGGCCCATGCTAACCCCTGATAAAACCCTGATAGTTCTTTATATGTAGCGTAATCTCCTGCCCCACCTTCAACTAAATTTGTCTTTATCTGATCCATTTCTTCGTTTAAAGATATGACGATTTCGTCCCACAGATTCATTAGAGTACTATGACTCCTACAATAAAACCAAGTGCTGCTGCACAGATAACCTTTATCCATACTTTACATTCATAGGAACAAGAACAATTAGAACATCCAATTATGGATTTAAATTTAGCTATCATATTATTCTCCTGTCATTCGAGAAAGTTTTTCTATTGCGTCTAAAGTAAGACGGCCTTCTTTTTCTTTAGCATTAATAGTTGTTTCAATAATTTTTTGCAAAGCTCTTAACCCTTCAATATTTTCAGAAGATTCTCTATCTTCAGAAATTTTACTTAATTTACCAAGAAGGTCCATAGCTTTAAGCTGTTGAGAATTTTTCATCTTAGCATCTTCGGTAGCTGCATTAACAAGAGTATCAACTGCCTTCATGCTTTGTTTATTAATTCTATCTTTTTCTTTTTCTTCTGATTTAATAAGTTGTTGCTGCCCATCTTGAATTGCTTTAAGGGCTACTTCTGTTTCTTCAATATCAAGTTCTCTATTCTTGAGAGAAGCATCAGAAGCATTCTTCATAGTATCAAGTTGAAGTTTTTGTTGTTCAATCTGAAGTCTTGCTTTTTCAAGATCAACCATCTGAGCTTCAGGACTTTGTTGTACACCCATAGCCTTGTTTGCATTTTGAACTTGTTGTGCTGCTTGAGCCATAGCAACTTCCATAACATTAGGCATCTGCTGTTGCTCTGGTGGTAAGTTACCAACAAGTTGTTTAGCTACTCCTGTAACCTGCTCTTGATATTTCATAATCATATGTTCTTGAATATTAGATTGTAACACAGGAACAACTCTCTGCATTGCTGGGTTTTTACCATTCATAGGGTCTTGTAAGAAAGCCATCTTTACCTGTGTATGAGCATCATGGTTTTGACCGGGAAAGGCTGCAATAGGAAGTCCTCTTGTAGCCGCCGAAATATCCGATAACGGATCAAGTGGTTGAGCTTGTTTCTTAGCAGGTAAGATTTGATCTAGATTCGGCATGTTTGCCGCTTCAAGAATTGTTCTGTTTAATGCTTCAAGGTTGAACATACCGGGAGGAGATTGCTGGGCTAATTGTAATGCCATCTGAGCCAACATCATTCGGTGAGCATTAGAAGGGATGTTTGGATCACTAACAGGAATAACATCTACTCTACCATCAAAATCTTTTTTAAGTATTTTCTGGGACATGCCCGGTACTTCAAAAGGATATTCATTTGGTAAGTAATGGTAATTTATTTTTGCTAGAATCTTAAACTCATCTTTCTGAGACTTATGAAGTCTTTTGTGGATTGCACTAAAAAACTTACTAGACGCTTCAAGAAGAGCCATCGTTGTACCTACAGGTCCATATGTAGAAGCATCTGATACAACTTGTTCAGTGCTGTCAGCAAACTTCTGTCCTGTTGCGGTAACAAAGTTTAGCATTTGGAATAGGGTCGAGGAAGGCTCCTTATATGGCAAAGGAACAATAGACTTTGTAAGGTCCATCCCAGTTGCTTCAACTTCCTTGAACTCACCCGGTGCGATTGGATCATTATCACCAACAATTCTCACACCCTTTGCTTTAAATCCTCCCGGTAAGTTCGAGAACTGACCCGCATCCACCAAAGCTCTCATAGCCGCAGTTGCGGTTAGCGTAAGGTTTCCTAGAAAATGGATCAGTCCTAAACCATAGAAACCAAAACCCGGTACAAAACGATAATGAACAAAGTGCATTATCTTTTCTCTTGTAGGATCATCAGGACGATAGTTTCTACGAATACTTAAAACTCTACGAGATTGCTCTTCAACCGTTACAATGTAAGGAAGAGCAACGCCCTCAGAATATTCTGAATCAGCCTCAAGTTCTAAATAACAATGTTGTTCAAGTAAAACATACTGTGGATCATCTTCACCTGTTTGGGACATTCCCATAACAGTATCAATCTTAGATGATATAGGTGTAGGACTCGGGACATATGCATCTGGTAAATCAATATCCAAATACATTCCAGAACGAATCTCCCGCATTAAATCATGAGGGCTTCTGTAAATAATGTGGGTATATCTGTCTGCTTTTCTTAGATCACTTGCGTAGTAAGACACATAAAACTGATCAATAGGAACAAACTCAGAAACAGGACGTTCAAGCGAGGCGTCATAATAAACCTTTTTAAAAGCAGAACCAATTAGGGGTAGATGGAACAACATCCTTTCAAACTCATCAAAGTATTCAGGCATCTGTTCAGTAAGTTGATAGTTCATAAAATCTTGAACTCGTCTAGCTTGTTGATCCTTTTTATAGTCCTCACTTCCTAGAACTTGAGATTTAACTGGACCAGCAGGAGGGAACAACTCACCAATAGCTTTTGATTGAAACTTAACAGCAGACTCTATAAGCAAAGGATGCACAGCCGTACAGGCTCCTTCAAAAGGCTCAGAAGTGTCTTCAAGTTTTAATCCAAGAAGATCAAAGCCTCTTTCAAACATTGACTCCCATTCTGATCTTGAGTTTACATCAGCATCATATCTGTCATAAACACCTTCAGCTATTCTTATTAAATCAAAATCATCTAAGTCTTCAGCGAGATTTTCAAACCATTCTTTAATGTCTGTCTTTTCTTGAAACTCAAATTCATTTTCAAAACTAACAACCACACCACCATCTTCTTCAATATCAAAAGATATTGATTCACCAACTTCAATACTGGCTCCCTGTTCTGGTATCTGAATAATTTCAGCAGAGGGGATTTGATCGTAGGGATTTCTCTCAGTTGCCATTTTTATAAGTGTCCTTAAATTTTAAATAAGTATATTTTGTTACAGCTTTATGATATAATTATATCATGAAAAATCTCTTTATGCAACCCTTATCTTGAAATAAATACATGATCAGCTACAGTTGTACCTGCTAACTCCATATTTAACTCATTCTCAATAAAAGAAATTATTTGTTCTTGGGTTGTTCCAAAGCGTTCACATGTATTCTTAATCTCAATATTTATTACTGGCTTTGTGCGTTTAATAGTTTCTGCTGCACCTTTCAGAAACTGTAATTCAAATCCTTCAATATCTACTTTTAAATAATCAATCTGTGGAAACTCAAAGGAATCTAATGTTTTAATATGAGCGGCATAATCTCCACCATCATCTCCCACAATAGAAGCAGTGCCACTATTTCCTTGATCTGCATAAGATAATTGAACAACTCCTTCCTCATTGCCCAAAGCACAACTATGTATTTCATATTTATCTTTAGAAAACTTTTCAAGATTTCTTTCTAAACAAATACGATGTTCAAGAATAGGTTCAAAACAAATTACCTTATCAAACTTTTGAACAAGGTCAACAGCCCATGTTCCAACATGTGCGCCAATATCCATAGCAACACCAAAGTTATCAACAAAACTTAAACTGTTTGTTCTATGTGGCTCTTGGTATTCCCCGCCTAAAAAATGTTTATCAGCTAAAGGAAAATAAAAATCTTTTCTTTTTTCAATTACAACTTTTAACATACTTTATTAAGTCCTCCAATATCCTACTCGTTTTTGTCTACGGTGATTTACATCGTCTTCCCAGTTGGGATCATCAGGATGTCCCAGCCGCCAAGACTCTCGCATGTAATGCACAGCCATTACAAGAGCATCTACTTGGTCATCATGACGGCCATGTGGAAAGGTGATTAACTCTTCCATTAAATCATCTGCCCATCTTTTATTACTGGGCAACCAAACTCTACCAGATTCTAACATTGGACTTGCAGCATATACCCTAGATACTTTATCTCTATCAGGAGTGTAATCCATTACAGGTAAACCACTACGTCTTAAATCTTGAATCAATGATTGACCACTAGCCTTCTTCTCAATAATACAAACATCTGGCCTATACTCATTATAAAGTTCCTGAGAGATTCTTCTCAAATCAGGATACTCAAACTTTCCTCTTGTACTCCCCAACAAAATAAGATTACTTCCCCAAGACTCTACACCATCATAGTCTTCTTCGGGCATATCAAAGATGCCCCATGTTTGAATGACAGTAAAGTCAGCGGTAGTCTTTGTTGAGAAAGCTGTATCAAATGTTTGTATTACAAAATCACAGGAAGGAGGATCACTATATTCCCACTTTTCAATCCATCTCTTCTTAATAATCCCACCCTCTTCCGGTGTAGGATTTTGCATGTATAATGATTCCCAATATCTTGAACCATTACTTGCAATGATCTCTTCTTCATCTACTCGTAATACCTCGTCCGGTTTCCACTCAGGAAAATAAGAACTACCAACAGGTAGGTCTAGTAACTCTGAAGCTTCCTCATCAACCCAAGCAGGTATCTTCACAACCTCCCAAGGATAGGTGCTATCCATGTCCATTACTTCTTCCTGCTTCAATAACCACCCACACAGGTCATCATGGTGGTATCTTGTATTAATAATAACAATAGCACCACCGGGCATAATACGAGTTCTTAAACCAGCAGGATACCATTCCTTAATATACCTACGACCAGCCTCAGAGAAACTATCTTCTTCAGACATAGCATCATCTAAGATTGCTATGTGTGCGCCTCGACCTGCAATTTGACTACGAACACCAGCAGCATAATAAGTACCATTCTGATTCGTCTTCCATTTACCTGCCGCCCTTACATCACTTCTTAGGGACACACCCGGAAACACATCCTGAAACTGTTCTGTGTTTACAATATCTCTTACAGACCTGCCGAAGTCTGAAGCAAGCTGATCACTATGAGATATCGTCAACACTTCATGTTGAGGATTATTACCAATATACCATGCAGGAAATATCTTAGAACAAATCACTGACTTACTACTACGAGGAGGTAAGAAAACCATTAACCTTTTAATCTCACCATCCTTAACCTTCTGAAGTTTATCAGAGATAAGTTTAATATGTCTCCCCATCTTCCAATCAGACACAATCGTTGGAGCAACAAGACGAACAAAAGAAATAAAGTCCATCTTACTTTGTTGTAACACAAGATCATCTAGGAATGTACTCAGTGTCGCTAGTGTATCTATAGAGTTCTCTATAGGTTCTTCCATACTTTCTTCTAAAGTCATTGATTTCCTTTAATATTGTTATTAATAATAATTATAAAAAATAATTATTAAAGTTAATATTTTAAATATGGTTGGTTCTTTTCTCTTTAGTCTATAGAGACTATTATACACTAGTTCATAATCCTATGCAACCCCCAATTAATAAAAATTTATAGGTGTGACATTTATGCAACAGTACCCTTGATGATTCATCTTGGTATTTTTGGTAAATATTTGAGGGGTCTGTTTTATATATATGTGCCTGCCTGCATTTTTGGGGGTGGGGGATCTACAAAGTCTTTAGACTTTGACAGTCTGTCAGAAAAGAATGCTTTCCCGAAGGGAAAAAACTACAAAGTTCTCTGTAAATCTTACAGATTTAGCTTGACTGTGACATTTTGATCATAGATCAATAGTTTATTTATTACTCTCTACTTAGCTTTCTTTGAAAGCAGAGAGTGATAAATAACTTATAAATCAATTGGTTAGGGAGGTTTTGGAGACTGTGACATAAATGTCACTACCGATGAGAATCGACCAGCCCCTGATGAGGGGCTTGACAAGCTTTGATGAACTAATTAATAATCTTCTTAGTGAGTTCTTACGAACTAATAAGATGATTAATTAAACTGGAGAAACACAATGAAAGCAATAGCTTTATTTGGATTCATGGTATCAACTATGTTGTTCCTACTCTGCATGCTGAAGGTAGCCACCGAAGGTGTTTTGTTTGGTTGGATTGTGATGGATATCACATTCCTGACAGTAATTCCCCTTTCGGCCATTTGGTTTTTAGTTCATGCCTGTGAGCCGAGAAACTAATTAATAATCTTATAGTAGAGTATCTTACGATACTATAAGATGATTAATTAAAACCAACTGGAGAAAATGAGATGAGCAAAATCGAATTGTTGAACGGTGAGTTTGAGTTTCTTGATGTGGAAGTATCCGCATTCAATGGCGGGTATGATGTCCACTCACTCTCCGATGGAGAGTTTCAGTTCTCCGCTGAGACGCTGGACGAAGTAACCTACTGGTTAAGCCAAATAGAAAACACCCTGATAAATGGAGGGTAATTAATAATCTACAGGGTAAGTTTTACGAACCCTGTAGATAATTAATTAACTAAAGATTTCTTAACCGCCAACATGGAGGATTATCCAATGGCAAAACAAACTCAACTCTTCGTCAATGACGAATGGCATCCAGTTCTCGAAGGCTTTGAAGCCTTCAAGTCTGCTAAAGAAAGTGGCTTCCCGATCCGGGTACTCCACCCTTCGGGGTCATTTAAGGTAATCCACAATGCTGAGGCATTGCCGGAAGGTGTAGAGGCTAGGCATAAAGCCTAGTCTCTGCAGGGCGAGGGATTGTCCCGGTTAAGCCAGTAACGCCCTAAAAATTAAGACGCTGGTAGGTGTGGTGAGCCTTCACTAGAAATCACCATTAACTTTTGCAAAGGAAATATACTATGGCTAAAAAGACAATAAAGACTTCGATCCGAGTAAACCCGAAAGGTCACTACAACTACGGCTTTCACAAGCTAAATAGTGGATATCGTTTAGATATCCCCTATGCTTCGGTGTCAGTCTTCGATGGTGGTAGCAATGCTACTGTCCGTCGCCAATCATCCGGTATCCGGTTTATCTATGAGAATAACCGGAACAACAAAACAAGAGTTGCTCACAACGTCTAACTGGGGTAATTAATAATCTACTAGGTAAGTTCTTACGAACCTAGTAGATGATTAATTATCTGAGGAGAAAGGCCATGCTAGTTAAAGATGCGAAGACCTTCGGTGTTATCAGCACCAAGAATACCAAGATGGGTTCGACTACCTTTGCAATCGACGCCTTTGCTTGCAAAGTTGGATCAAAGCTTGCAAAGATCGAAGGCACCCCATGCAGCACCTGCTATGCAAGAAAGATTCAGAAGCTACGACCTTCGGTCGATAAGGGCTGGAAAACTAACCTTGCCAAGTGGGAACAATCTGATCCGAAGGATTGGATCAAAGCTATGGCTTTCCAAATCAATCGGTATTGTTTCGATGGTTTCCATCGTTGGTTCGATAGCGGAGACTTACAGTCTGTTGAAATGCTGGATGCCATTGTAGAAGTAGCCAAGGCTACCCCAACTATCCAGCACTGGCTCCCTACACAAGAGAGAGGGATTGTAAAACAATATAGCAAAGCTATCCCAGATAACTTAATCATTCGGGTATCGGCCTCAATGGTGAATGGTGACAAGCCTA